ACTTTAATAGTTGTAGGGCATGTGTCTGACAAATCAGTAACTTCATCTGGTCAAACTATTAAAGAATTAAATTTAGAAGGTAAACTCAAAGATTTATTAGCTTTAAGAGTAGATGCAATTGGATATATGTATAGAGACCCTGAAAATAAAAATAGTAATATACTATCTTTTACTCATACAGATGATGTAATAGGCGGATCTAGAAGTAAACATTTAAGAAATAAAGAGTTTAAAATTTCTGAACTTAATGAGAAAGATGAACTTGTAACTTTTTGGAATCAAATTTTTATTTAATAATTAACAATTTAAACAAATAATATAAATTTATATGAATAATAACGTAAAAACAGCTAGTAGTACTCCTGCAATTAAGAAATATTATGGTGTAGGATCTTTTCAACCTATTATGGTAAACCCAAGTGGAAAAGATTTGGGTGCTTTTCTTAATAGACAAATAACTTCTGAGCCACAATATTTAACTACTAAAAATGTTGAAGGACAAGAAGTAAAGTCTTTAAGAATAGATATTTGGGGTTTGCTTCCTGCAGTAGATGTAAAAACCAAAGTAACTTTTTGGTTAGAAGGTAGATATGATGTTGCTAGATCTGGCAAAACTAAAATGATAAATGGTCAAGGTTTTGCTACATATGTAGAAGATTTGTCTGTTTTGAATAAAAACAAAACTTGGTATTATACTGAAAATGCAAGAAAATGTGTTAAAGGAGAAGATACAGTAGTTGAGTTTTTTGTTAAACTTATGAATTGGGAAACTGATTTATCTAAATATACTTTGAAAGATGGAGATACTCCTCAAATTTTCTTACCAATAGAAAATTTATTTAAAGGAGATTTTGCTGATTTGCAAAAATTAGTTTTAGATAATAAAACTATTAAAGTATATTGTGGTATTAAAAGTAGACAAGTAGATAACAATACTTACTATGATATGGAAATCTATTCTAAAGCATTTATGAGAGATAATCCTAATAGAAAAGGTGCAAAAGAAATTATAGATGCTTTAATGGGAGAGTATGGTGGATTTTCTGGTAACATTGCTCCAATATCTGAAACTTTAGAAGAATTTAATCCTGAAGAAATAAAAGCAAATACTTCTTCTCAAACTCAATCTAGTACATTAGCAGATAATCCATTTGCATTTTAATTAAACTTTATTATGATATATGCTTTAGATCAACAGTATGAAATATTTAGGCATTATTTTGGAAGTTTTGACTTAAAAACTAGTTTTAAAAATCCATTAAGAAATGATAAAACTCCTAAATGTTATTTTACAGAAAGAAATAATACTCTTTTATTTATGGACTGGGCATTTAATCCTACTCACTTAGATTGTATTGAATATGTAAATAAACTGTATAATTTAAGTGATAGAAAGTCTAGTATAAATAAAATAAATTTAGATTTAAAGTATAGTAATAAAGTTAAAGGTAATTTTTTAACTAAAATTAAAGGGGAGCACCAAAAAGCTCCTCTTTTAATTTTAGAAAAAAAACCTGTAATGGAACAAAAGTCTAAATATACTGGTATTATTAAATCTTTTGAAGATTATGAATTAAATTACTGGAATCAATTTCAAATTAATTTAAATACTTTAAATAGGTTTGAAATTAAACCTATTAAGTATGTATTAAAGAATGATGTTATTAATTATTCTTCTAGCAAATTTAATCCTATATTTGGTTATTATAATAATGATGAATTATTTAAATTATACAATCCTTTGGGTAATCCTATGCAAAAATGGAGGACTATTAAAGCTATTCTAGAAGGTTATTCTAAATTAGAGTATAAAACTAATGTTTGTTTTATTACTTCTTCTTTAAAGGATACTATGTGCTTAAATAGTTTTGGGTTTGATGCATTTAATTTGCCATCAGAAAACAGTTACAAAATATTGCTACCTATAATTGATGAACTATTTAGCAAGTTTGACCATGTTTATATATATACTGACAATGATGACACTGGTAAAAGATTTTCTAGATTATTAACCTTAGAAATTGATACTAGATTAAATTATATTAACAATCCTTCTTTTATGAGGGAAAAAGACCCTTCAGATGTTGTTAAATTTTTAGGTTCTAATGCATTATTAGAAATAATTCAAGAAAAATTACAAAGAGATAAAATTATTTTAATTAATAAAAATGAGTCACAATTATCAAACAAATAATACAGATTTTTATTCTGCTTATACTCCGCAACTAAACCAAATTCATTTAAAAAATAATGTAAACAATATTGAAGATTATCCTTTTAATGGTTGTATGTATGAAACTTTTGGGGAAGAATTTGATTTTGTTAAAAACTATCCTAGACAACATGTATGGACACTAATTGATGAAGGAGATGAACTAATAATAAGCTCTGGTTTACATTATATTAATAGAATAGGATATATTATTACTGAATCTCCTGCTACTTCAAAATTTGAAACTTTTAACATTTAATTTAAATTTAAAAAGTTTTATTTGTTAAAAACATTGTATATTTGTAAACTAAATTATAAAAATCAAATTATATGAACAATTTAATTAAATTATTTATTCTAAGTGAAGGTATTACTTTATGTTTTACAATTATTTTACTTTATAAGTATTTTTTCAATAAGAAAACACTTAAAACTGTAGAAAATGAAGTAAATAGATTAGTTTTTAAATTAGCTAATTCTTATGAAGAAAACCTTAAATTAGAAAACAAAATTATAGAGTTATCAAAAAAAATCATAACTCCACAAATTACTAAAACAGAAGTAATTTCTGAGTTAGAAAAAAATACACCAAGTAAAAAACCAAATACTTTTAGAAAACCAAGAAATACTAAAAAAATTAAAGAATAAATTACATAAAAAAATTTTGTAACGTATTTTTTAAATATAAAATAACAGGTTTACTTTTAAAATACATTAAATAGGTTTACTGTTTAATTAATATTATTTATTTATTTAGTTTGTAAGCTTAAAGATACTATGTCTTTAAGTTTACAAACTTTTTTTATTTTAATTTAAAACTATGCTAGAATACACAACAGAAGAATTAATATCTAAATATATTAATATTGGTTTAAACAAACAACAAGCAATTAGTGCAGCACTTATTGATGTAAACAATAGTAAAAGCTTAGAAAAGAAATTATCAATAATTTATAATAATAATAGTATAGAAATATTTGATAATCTTTTTTTAATTAAAAAAGAATTAGAAACATTATTAACTCAAACTAAACAAAATGATTGATAACTTAAATAAAATTTTACCAATACTCCAGTTTCAACCTGGATATTTTTTTGAAATAATTATTTATAAAAATGATAATTTAGATCAGCCTTATGAAAAAAATAATAACTTAATAAAACATTATATAATTAATAATTTAAATGAATTATTTTTTTATTATGATGAAATGAAAAGACTAGCAAACATATTTAATGGAACTGTATACATTAAATTAGGTTCTTATTCTAAAAAACAATTAGGATATAAAATGGTAGAAACTCTTTCTAATAAGTTTCAAAATAAAGATTTAGATTATTCTGATATATTTTTAACGTCTATTGAAAATATGAAACCTACTTTAAATTTTTATGTTATTAACTTGTATTTTAATAATTTATCCTTAACAAGTTTATTTAAAATAAGAAAAATTTTTAAAGATATTTTTCCAGGAAATGAAACTATTTTACCTGAATTAGGAACTAAATCTGGTATGCAAATAATAACAAAACCTTTTAATATTGACAAACTTAAAATTCACCAAGAAGAGTATTATAAATGTACTATTAAAAAAGATAATGTAGCAGTTTTATATTGTAATGAGAATTAAAAAATAAAGTTTATGAATAATAATAACTCAAAAAGTCCTACAAACCTTATAGGCATTAATGGAAAGATTGGCAGTGGTAAAGACACTGTTGGAAAAATTATTCAACACCTTACTTCTAATTGGTCCGATGAAGAATTTGTTGATACTCACATGCTTGATATTAGAAGTAGTTGGGAAATTAAAAAGTTTGCAGGCAAATTAAAACAAATTGCTTCTCTTCTTTCGGGCATTCCTGTAAAAAGGTTTGAGGATCAAGAATTTAAACAAAAACAAATGTCTGAAGGTTGGGAAATGACTTATAGAGAATTTCTTCAAAAGCTTGGCACAGAAGCAATGCGTAATGGATTACATACTAATGTATGGGTGAATGCTTTATTTGCTAATTATAATGCAATTGGATATAAATATAAAGATTGTGATTATAAAGTTACTCAAGGTAAATGGGAATACCCTAATTGGATCATTACAGATATGAGGTTTCCTAATGAAATGGAAGCTATTATAAAAAGAGAAGGTATTACTATTAGAGTAAATAGACCTGGAATAAACCTTTTAGACCATCCAAGTGAGACAAGTTTAGATACTGCAGAGTTTAATTATACAATAGATAATTCAGGTACTATTGAAGAATTAATTAAAAAAGTTAAAGATATTCTTGTAAAAGAAAAAATCATATAATTAATAATTTTTTTATAGATTTGCAACCCTTTTTTTCCTAAAAAAAAATTATTATTAATATTTAAAAATTAACAAAAAAAATGAATCAAAATGAAACAATCTTTGAAAAACAAGATATTTTTAAAAAGAGAGAAAACATATTACCTTATGAATATCCTGAACTTTTAGAATATAAAAAAGCTATTAGACATTCTTATTGGCTAGAATCAGAATTTAACTTTACCTCAGATATAAATGACTTTAAAATAAAAGTTAATGATTCTGAAAGAGAGGCTATAAAAAGAACAATGTTAGCTATTGCTCAAATAGAAGTTAAAGTAAAGACTTTTTGGGCAGATATGTATAAAAGAATGCCTAAAACTGAAATTGGGGATGTAGGTATGACCTTTGCAGAAAGTGAAGTAAGACATAAAGATGCTTATGCTGAATTATTAAATGTTTTAGGTTTACAAAAAGAGTTTGAAACTTTAATAGAAGTTCCTGCTATTAAAAATAGAATTAATTATCTTACTAAATACTTAGATGGAACTAGAAGTAAGGATAATAAAATGTATACAAAAAGTGTACTTTTATTTTCTTTATTCATAGAGCATGTTTCTTTATTTAGCCAGTTTCTAATTATGATGTCTTTTAATAAAGAAAAAAATCTTTTTAAAGGTATATCTAATGTAGTGGAAGCTACAAGTAAAGAAGAAGATGTTCATGGTAATTTTGGTGTAGAAATAATTAATATTATTAAAAGAGAAAATCCAGAATGGTTTAATGAAGAATTTGAAAACTTAGTTTATTCTGCATGTAAAAAAGCATTTATAGCTGAATGTCAAGTACTTGATTGGATATTTGAAAAAGGAGAGTTAGATTTCTTATCTAAAGAAACTATACAACATTTTATTATGAATAGATTTAATAATTCTCTTATAAAAATAGGAATGAGTCCTGTTTTTAGTCCTGATATTACTTTACTTGAAAAAACAATGTGGTTTGAAGTAGAGATAACTTCAACAAAAGAAGGGGACTTTTTTTATAAACGTAGCGTAGATTATTCTAAAAAAACTAAATCAATTACAGAAGATGACTTATTTTAAAAATTACTGGTTAAATGAGGAGAGTAGACTTTATTTAAATAGAGGATACATTACAGAAACTCCTGAAGAAAGAATTAAACACATTTCTTATAGTGCAGAACAAATTCTTAAAATAGAAGGTTTTGCTGATAAGTTTGAAAATTACATGCAAAGAGGCTTTTATTCTTTATCTACTCCTGTATGGAGTAATTTTGGTAAAAATAAAGGCCTTCCTATTTCTTGTTATGGGTCTAATGTAGATGACTCTTTAGATAGCATTTTAAATGCTGCAAGAGAAATAGGCTTAATGTCTAAATATGGTGGAGGAACATCTGCTTATTTAGGAAATATTAGATCTAGAGGTACTACTATATCTACAGGAGGAAAGGCAGATGGTCCAACTCATTATGCTAAAATTTATGATACAGTAATAGATACTTGTAAACAAGGAGAATCCAGAAGAGGTGCTTGTGCAATATGGCTGCCTATAGAACACGAGGATATTGAAGAATTTTTAGAAATAGGTAGTGATGGTAATCCTATACAAAATTTACAATTTGGTATTACTATTACAGATGAGTGGTTAAAGTCTATGAAAGAAGGAAACACTGCTAAAAGAAAAATCTGGGCTAAAGTTATTGAAAAAAGAACTGAGTTTGGGTTTCCTTATTTGATGTTTAAAGATAATGCTAATAATAATTCTCCTTATAAAGAATTAGGATTAGAAATTACTGCAAGTAATCTTTGTTCCGAAATAATGCTTCCCACAAATAGTTTTGAATCATTTGTATGTTGTATTGGTTCTATAAACTTACTTCATTGGGATGAAATAAAAGATACAGATGCTATTGAAACTTATACTTTATTTTTAAATGCTGTAATAAATGAATTTATAGAAAAGTCTTCAGTACTTCCAGGTATGAAAAGAGCCTATAGGTTTGCAAAAAATCACAGAGCTATTGGTGTAGGAGTTTTAGGGTATCATTCTTTATTACAATCTAAATTAATTGAATTTGAATCTTTAGAAACTAAGCAATTAAACTATCAGATATTTAAAACTTTAAAAGAAAGAACTGAGCAAGCTAGTCAATCTTTATTTAATACTCATGGATATACTTGTAGTAGAGAGGGTTTTGCAAATACTACATTAATTGCAATTGCTCCTACAAAATCTTCATCTTTTATTTTAGGGCAAGTAAGTATGGGAATAGAGCCTATTAAATCTAATTATTTTATTAAAGATTTAGCTAAAATTAAAACTGTATATAAAAATCCTTTCTTAGTAACTGAATTAGAAAAGTACAATTTAAATACTAATGAAATTTGGGAAAGCATTTTAAAGAATAATGGCTCTGTAGAACATTTAGATTTTCCTACAAAAAATGTATTTAAGACTTTTTTAGAGATTTCTCCTAAAGAAATTATTTTACAAGCAGCTCAAAGACAAAAGTTTATTGACCAGGCTCAATCTTTAAATCTAACAATACATCCTTCTGTACCAGCTAAAGATATTAATCAACTATATTTATATGCTTGGGAAGAAGGCATTAAGACTTTATACTATCAATTTAGTGAAAGTAGTGCCCAAAGTTTTGTTAGAAATATTTTAGAGTGTGCTTCTTGTAGTGGATAATTATAAATAAATAATTATAATATGAAATTAACATTATTAGTTATAGGTATTTTATTATTATTAACTTTAGTCTCAAAAGAAGATTGTCCTTGTAATAGAGTGCATCACCCAAAAAGATTGGTTCTATTAGATTCTTCCAAAACTTTAGTAGGAAAAGTTAAAAAAGTTGAATCAGATCTTGATGGTGATATACATATTCAATTGAAAATAAAAAATAAAAGTTTATTATCCAAAAATAACCATAAAGATGAAAATGGGTGTATAGTAGGTGAAATTGTATGTGCTGCTCCATCAATATTTCCAATCTGTTGGTTTTATAAAAATAAAATTATAATTCCAACAGAAGGAGATAGTATAGAAATAACAGGACCTTATGTTTTTGATAAAACACATGGTATTACAGAAATACATCCAATAATAAATTTAAAAATTAAACACAAACACAATGAAAAAATTAACTGAAGATGATATAAGAGATATATCAATTGTAATAACTGACAAACTTGTAGAATTAGAATTAATTCCTGATTGTCTTGATACTGATAATGAATCTGAATTTGAAGTACAAGATATTATAACTGAAATTCTTACTAAAAAATTAAATTAAATATAATGAAAAAAACACTATTTATTTTATCATTATTTATGATAGTATCATGCTCTAAAGATTGTATATACGACAAAGCTCAACTAGATAAAATGTTTGAAAATGAAGTAACAGCAGCTGGAAGTAATTGGCAAAAAGTTGATTTAATAATTCAGAAATATAATATAATGTATAGAGATGCTTGTTAATTTAATTTAAATGGAAAAATTTCAAAAAACTAAAACAATATTATGTAAAGATAATGGTAGAAGTGGCGATGCTACTTCTGCCAATTTTATTTTAGGGTGTAGAGACCAAAACAATAATCCTTATTGTCAATACTGTTATGTACATAGATTTAATAGACCAGCTGTTTATCTTAATACTAATATAAGTGAAATTTTATTAGCTTGTAATAATTGGGTTAATACTAAACCTTTAATTAAAACTCCTAATCAAGTTCATAATAGTTTATACCTTGTAGATATTGGGTGTGATGTAGATATAAATAAATATTGGAATAAATATGATTGGAAAAGAGTATTTGATTACTTTAAAGATCATCCAAGAATGGGTGCTACATTTGCAACTAAATGGTACAATCCTTTGTTATTAAATTATGACTCTGATAAAAAAATTAGAATAAGACATTCTTTAATACCAGAAAATATTAGAACTCAAGTAGAAAAATCTACAAGTTTAACATTAACTAGAATTAAAGGAGCTCAAAAATTATTTGAAGCAGGTTGGGAAGTACATTTTAACTTAAGTCCTGTTATTTATTATGACAATTATTTAAATGATTATAAAGAATTATTTAATATAATTAACAATGAAGTTAATCAAGAATTTAAAGACCAATGTGGTTTAGAAATTATATTTTTAACTCATAATGCTAACTTAAATAAAATTAATTTAGAAAGAGGATTAAATGAATCTTTATTATGGAATCCAGAAATACAAGAAGAAAAAATAAGTAAGTATGGTGGAAATAATGTTAGATACAAATGGCAATTAAAAGAAAAATTAATTAATGAACTTACTCAATTAATTAATGAAGATTTAAAAATAAAAATTAGATATATATTTTAAAATATGGCACAATTA